CTGCCGCTTGTATGAATTCCAGTTGTTTCTAGCAAGTGGCATATTTTTGCCAAAGGAACTTGTGTATACCAGTATAGGTCTTCAAGCTTCTGAGACTTTAATAGAGGCTTAAGCTGCTGAGCAATCTGAAGTGTACCATCAACGTCCTTACAGCAATAGTACTCTAAATCCTGCCCGATTTCATCCTTCCAGTACGGCTTCTGAAGAAATACTGAAGCTACAAACCCAAGATCATGCGGGCAATCAGGCATCAGCAAGTGCTGAGCCAAAATGGTATCAAACTCACGGGCCTTAAGATTCTTAATGCCTAATGCAGCACAAAGCCGGGGCATGTCAAAGCTGACCCCATTGTGTGTTATAATCTCTTCCGCGTTCTCTACAATTCGCTTGATCTCTGCTATGTGAGGACCCTTAAAGGGTACACACATTGCGTGGTAGGAACGATCAGAGAGTCCAACACAGATAATCTGTTGAGTAAAGCGATTGGTCTCGATGTCTATTGCAACCTTGGTAGAACGAAATCCTGCCACATCTTCTAAAGTAGGTTTAGTGTTGTAGTACTCAGGAGGAAGGGTAGTTCCCTTCTTTAAATCTGAAACCACGGCTGGGATATACCCCTGACCATAAACCATAATAAAACTCGGGTGTAAGGTAGGAACTACTCGAACTTTTTGTTCTCCGAGTAAAGGTAGTGGACTTCCTCTCCATTTTGTAATATCTGTTTTGCCAGTAAGTTCTCTAAGAGCATGACTTCCCAAAGCGTCAATACGTTCCCACGGCTTCCCGCGAAGGACTGGCTCAAGATGTTCCCTACGGCATTGGCTAACCGCCTTCTTAGCATCCTGTTCCGATATATACTTTCTAGCTGCTGAGTCCGTCGGGAAGATGTTGTTAGGGGGCCGACATGAGAGACAATTTGTGAGGGTAAGGGAGTCACGAGTGATACCTGCTTTGCGTGCTAAGCTATCGAAGAACTTTCCAGCGGCTCCTACTAGAGGCTCCATTAGAGTATTCTCGGTTTCGCCAGGGGCCTCAGCCACTACTAGCCTAAGGGAGGTGCCTATTTTAACGGGAACGAAATTCTGTTCAGAACCAACGTGCCTTATCTTCTTCCCGGCTTTCTCATAGGTATAGTCTACCTTAAGCATTGGGCAGCCAGCACATTTTGGGTTCTCAGATACCCTCATCGGATGTAGGTAGTTCCTGTTTCTCGATTTTGAAGGAAATCTTTAAAGAGTTCTGCACATACAGGACACAGTAGACTATAACTTCTTGGGATACGCCCAATAGAACTATGGGATATATCTTCCCAGTAGCTTCTATCTACTAGTGTAGTTCTAAGACATCTATCACAGGTATAAAGTTTTTGTTCCATTACTTCCCTCCCTGTACCCTCAAGTAAAACCAACTTAAACTAAGCACTAAGAATCCTATCAACATAACCGTAGTACGAAGCACATTCATTGTGCGCAATGAAGCCTCCTAGAACTTAACATCCATTCCTTCAGTATAAAAATCCGCTCCAACTCCTAAATATGCAGAATCCTTATCCAAGTTATCTACAAAAGCTTGTCTATCCTCTTTTGACCTACTTGCTATAGAATATAGTATAGCTCTATAAAGCAGGCTAGTATACTCAAAAAGCGGTTGGTGTACTTCGTCGGATGTTGCCAAGTCTCGAAATTTAGTTTTAAGCTTAGACCCTTCACGGGTTGTAACAAACAATGGTTCCATTCATCCTCCTATAAAAAGAAAGGGAGTAATCCTAAGACTACTCCCCTTGGCATGGCTGGCAAAACTACGCTGCTGGACTCACGGTGAAAATCCCGAACTTCGGGTCCTCGGTCTTGTCCTCTCCGGTCTTCTTATCCTTGTACACATTCCCAGGAAGAACATCCGCTGTAATCCTAGCATTACCATTCAAGGCAACTCGGTTAAGATACGCTGCGGAGTCCTCTCCCGGCAAAGCATCCTGTCCTAGAGAAATCTCAAGCTTCTTAAGAGCCTGAGCACTCCATGACATTGGCTTACCCTCCTTATTAAGAGCGGTAGGATCAGGGAAGGATACAAACATCGGACGCCCTGAGAACTCCCCCTCTGTCACATCGAAGCGGACATTTAGTTCTTGAATCGCATTGTACGGATTGATTCGGTAAGCTGCTCCTGGTTGCAGTGTAAAGATATACTTTCCCACCGGAACTGGCGCTGGCTTCTCTACCTTAACATCACTTAAAGTTACTAGTTCCCATCCCATGAACACTCTCCATTTTGTTTGATTAGTTTGGTCCGTAAAGGACTTTGAAGCGGAATAAAATTAAGTCTTAGTTAAATCTGAATACTTAGGTCTGGTAAAATCTCCAGGGTGAAGAATCTGCGGGTCAGCTTTATAATCCGAAGGAGAACCTACAGGCCCAATCAACGGAGGAAGAATCTGGCCGGGCTTTAAGGGAGGAGCTAGAATGGTGTCAGTAGCATGAGGCACAGTTAGGTCAACGGGCTGGCCCTGACGAGGGTCTAGCGGCTGGATATCCATCCAGGTTGAGCCGTGCGGTTCTACGTTTCCTTTTGGTTGATTGTTTGGCATTGTTTGTTCCTAAGAAGGTGATGTGCTTTCCTCAGCGTCGCCACTTAAGGCTAGGTGACCTATCTGCACATCATACCCTAGTCTAGGGTAGAAGAGGGAATCTCGGGGTTTGGGCACGAACTAGAAACGGCTCCCAAGGGGGCTTTTTCCTAGTCTGTATAAACCCCGAGATAAATGGGAGAGGGTGTTCAACACAGCACCGTCCGGTGCCGCCACCCGCCTGCTTTCCGGTAGGTCAGACCGTTATCACGTCTTGCGACGCAAGGTTGGCAGGACTTATTTTGTTTACTAGCTCTCTCCCAAACTTGTTACTTAATATTGAACATCATCTAGACTGCGAGTTCGACATAGAACGTAAGAACTAGATATCTTTGCTTCCTGCTGTGTAGGCTGTTCTATTTTCTTGATGTGAATCCAAAGGGCTTCCATTTCATACTTTAATTCTACTATCTCTTTGTCATACTTAGTTTCTAGTGCGTCAACTTGTGATTGAAGGTAGTGAATATCTTCACAGATGTCATTCAGAATTGTTGCCATTTTATGGGCATCTACCTCTGAGGCAAACGAAATTACATTAGAGGTAGGCCATTCTTCTCCGCTCCTGATTATCATACCTTCACCGCCTGAGGATGTTCTTCAAGAAACTTGGTATAGGCTGTTTTCGCCTGATCCAAAATCCAATCAAAGGTCCCAATACCCTTGTCTAAGTCAAAAATAACTTCAGTGGGTAAGAAGGATAAACCTTTGTCTGAAACCGATAACCTATTTTTGGCGAGGATTCCTCCTGTGTTTTCGGTGAGGAAATACCTTTCAGTATAGCGCGATTTAGCGTCTCTCGGGTCTCTGAGAACAGAGCGCGTCCGAAGGCATAGTACCAAATCAAACATTGCAGTGCTTCCGAGAAACATTTGTCCTGGTAAGTCTGGTCCGACAAGTGTCTCACCTCCATTATCTGCGTCCGGTTTATCTACCCTAAGTGTCGATGTTACAACAAGATGCTGAGAAGAGTCAATTAGTCGCTGAATGTTTTTACGGCTCAACTCCCCCATCGTGCCGTAGTCATCAATCTCTGGTACACCAAGAGCACGTTTCTGAGACTCACCTTTAGCTCGGGGCATACTAAGTGCTTTATCCTTAACGAAGGTCTTGTTAGCCCAACTCAAAGAGTCCAGCCCTGTTACATCATAAGGCTTAGCTGCTAGTCCTGTACAGAACTCTTCAAAGTCGTTGTAGCTGCCCAGCTCTGTGTAATCAAACCCTTCCGAAGCTGCTGATAACAAACCCTTTCCGTGACCAGTTTCACAGGAGCCTACTAGGAGCTTATGAGTCTTATTAGCTGTAGCTAGGAACTTCGTTTTCCCCGCACCAGGGAAACCGTACATCAGTATCTTAAGGCGTAGCTTATCCGGTGCTACTAGGTCCCTAGTGTTCTGTATTCGTAGTGGCATTCAAGTCCCTCTCAAAAGTTTGGGAAGCCCTTCACTAGAGTCCTGACAGTAAAACTAGGCGGGCTCCCCGTGGTCGTGAGGCTGGTATGCGTTATGCATCAGAGCCTCCTTCCAAAATCAATTTCTCTTTATTTCTCTATATAAGTTGCGTTTCAATTCACTAAAAAGTAACGGAAATAAGTCCTTTAAACGGCACTTATTTGTTGCTGCACAGTCAAAAAACGTGTTACTTTTATGCCCTCTCAAACGCAACTTTGTTGGAGCACAAAGCGCAAAGATTCAAAGTGGTTTTGCAACGGGTGTGTGAATCTCATCCCGGCTGATGTACGGGCCGGGATTTTTATTGGTGTACACTTAGTTTTAGATATAGTTGTTGAAAACAAAGGACTTAGTTATCTTCATCATTTAGTGCTGCGGCTAGAATAAGAAACCCTCCAGACAAAAACCCTAAAACACAACCTAGTATAGGGCCTATCGCCATCCATTGATTATCATGCCCCATAACCAGTGAGACACCTAATGTGCCTCCTACTAATACACCTGCCAAATATGCTGTCATTCTGTTCATTTTGTTCTCCTCATTTCATTGTATCAAAGTGATAAATCAACCATAAAATTCCAGCCACAACTGAACAAATCGCTATAATTAACAAGAATGCCATGGTATTATTTGCTCCTAGTCGTTCGCCGAAAACGCGCCCTTGGGCGCATCGGACTCACATATAGGACCATAGGGGTGGTTAAGATTCACACCAATCATAGTGCTGTTCATAGTGATACTGGGAGCCATCTGTAGGTTTCTCTCCGTAGACACGTTCCCTATATACCTTACTTGACCC